TCTGATGTAATTCGTCAAAGTATTAAGGATTATATGGAGGATGGTTGCACTTTAAGAGTTAAAAATATTACAAACGTTTATCCAGCTGTTCTTGGTGCAGGTAATTCAGATGATATTGGTGATGTAAATATTGAAGTATGTAGAGAATACGCTCCTGGTCGTTTTGATCAAGCCGGTATTTTAGTTCATCCAGACATGCTTATTGTAGTTGATGTATATCCAAATCTTACACCTGTTCCTGATAAGTTTAAATATGACAGTAAGGTAACTATTAAGCCTGTTAATGCTGAAGACAAATTAGCTTCAGAAGATGAAGAAGTACCTTTTTACTCACCAAGAGGTAAAACTCATAGATCAGATGTACACGGTAAGTTAGAAGCAGGTGATCGTAAATTAAATAACAAAAATGTACCTATTGCTACAAATCATAATGTAGTAGCTAAAGATCCCGCCTCCTACGTATATAACTATCTTCCTAAAAATTCTTAATCTCTGATAGCGCTATTAAGCAGCTATAGCAGTTAATTTCTTGATCTACGCAGAACGAAGATCTATACAGATATTCCGAAACAGTAAGGAGATAAAATTTCTTAAGTTCACTATTTTTTTCGTTAGCATCAATAAAATTAAACAACGCACGAAGTAAACTTACGTAATCAGCATTAAATGTTTGCTCTGATTCAATCAGAGCTTTACGGAGAGTTTCAACATTTCGTCCTTTTACTTCATTAAAAATTAATTGAAGTACTTCGTTATTAGTTGTATCCTTTAATACAAGCTTACCACTAGTTGTAGATTTTTGAAGCTCATTAATACATTTACGAAGATCTGGATAATTTGATTTAACAAATGCAATAAATGTTTTCTTTTGATTATCTTCTAAAGCTATACCTTCTTGTTTAAGAATACTAGCACATCTCTTTACAACCTGTTCAATAGGAGGAGTTAAATCAATACTCTGACAACGACTTTGTAGAGCAGGAATAATACGATATTTGTAATTTGCTGTAAGGATAAATCTAGTAACGCCAGCATATTCCTCCATTGTATTTCTTAGAGCACGCTGTCCTTCAAGGGACACCCCATCACATTCATCTAAAATAATAACTTTAATTTTACCATCAAAGCTCTTTGTCTGTGCAAAATGTGTTACTTTATTACGAATTGTATCAATACCATTTTCATCAGAAGCATTAATATAGAGATACTGACACTGAAGAATATCATTGACAATAATCTTAGCAAGAGAAGTTTTACCAATGCCTGGTGTACCAATAAAGAGAAGATTTGGAATCTCTTCTTTAGCTCTAAATGAATCAATAGAAGATTTAATATCTGTATCACCAATAAAGTCGGTTAAAACTTTAGGTCTATACTTTTCTACCCACAAAGATGAAAAATCGTAACTCATTATTTACCAGATGAACCAAATCCCTTATCACCGCGATCGGATTGCTCAGCTTTACCCCACTCTACTGCCATTGGAAAGTTCATATAAACAACAAACTGAGCTATACGATCACCGGCTTTAACCGCATAGTTCACATCTGTATTGTTATAGAGCTTGATACCGGCATCACCACGGTAGCCGTTATCAATAATACCAGGGTGAGCGTGAATACCATGTTTAAATCCCATTCCACTTCTTGATTCAACCTTAACCCAATATCCTTCTGGAATGTGAGCGAACTTTAAACCAACACCTACTACTGCGCTACCGCGTGCTGGAATCAATACATCTTCTACGCTATAAACATCGTATCCAGTATCTGATACATTGTTCTTAGTTGGAAGCTTGGCAGACTCATGAGTCTTTTCAAACTTTAAAACTGGTAAATAAATTAGATTAGGGTCTATATCAGGCATATATACTATAGTATATTATCTAGCAAAGAAATCAACAGGTAATAAGTAATAACACAAATATGAATGATGAAGTTCAGGATATGGTTGGTTCCTTAATCGATCAATTAAAAGAAAATAATCAAGTTGCCGATAAAGTTAAAACAGTTCGTGAGCCTTTAAAGAAGGAAGAGCTTGAAGATTTTGTTAGAGAAAAAGGGGCTAATCTTATTGAAGATGCTTTAGAGATGGTAGCTACAGTAAAGGATTTTATTATATCAGCACCAAACGCTGAAGATGTAGAAGCTTTATCTGGGCTTATTAATGCTACAGCTGCAGCCATGGATACACTTAATAAGATTAATATTCAAGATAAGAAAAGTGATACGTCTGTTAAACTTAAAGAAATGGATATTAAATCAAAGAAAGAACTTCAACAAGCTGATGCTGGTGTTAAGCTTCTGACAACAAGAGAAGAAGTTTTAAAAATGCTTGTTAATAATGCTAAGCCATTACAGGCTGAAATTATTGAAGATAAGCGTTTAGATTAATTATTTTAATTTTCCGCTATTTAAAGCATCAATTTGTGCTTGTGATCCAGCGCTCCATGTAACACCAAGCGGACCTGGTCTGGAAGCTAAAGGAGCGGGAGGTGAAACCATATTTGGTGTAACAGCTGTAGTACCTGGTGGTGGTGTAGGGTTATTAGGTGTATTGGGGGGTATTACGTTACCCTTAGCATCGTAATTGGTTTCTGTTGCATTGGAAAAAGTTGGTCCATTAGATGTAGCTGGGGCGTTATTTAAGAAAGAATTAGCATTTTGTGTATTTGCAGGTTGCGCACTAGCAATTTGACTAGCTGCAGCTGAATCCAAGGCAGTTTGACTAGATGTAGGTGGTTCTTGAACTGGTTTATCAGTAACTGTATCTGAGGCAGTACCTGTTGGACTTTTACCAGATAAGTCATTCTTCTTAGCACCTGGTCCATTATTACAAGTTGTAAATTGCTTAACAGTATTATTAATTAACTCATTTACATCAGGTATAATACTTGCTAATAACTTCTTAATATGCTCTGGGTCAAAGAATGCAGTAAGTTGATCATATAGCTTTTTAATAGGCTCAAATAATTCATCAACAAGTACTTGAGCTTCATGTAGAATAAGCTGCTTAATTTGTTTTTCAGCTGCTGTAAAGTTTGCTTTCAATAATTTACCAATATCAGGTACTGTTATATTAGGTATTTTTAAATTACAAATAACAGTCTTTATTTGTAAGGCAAGTTCAACAGCGCCGGTTATACTTGAAGGTATACTTGAACCACCAACACTAGATGCAAGGCTAAAGGCTTCAGCAAGAGGATTAGTATTTCCGTTAATTAATCCTGGACTACCTGCACCACTTCCGTTTCCGGCTAATGATGGTAATCCGCCCTGTAAATTTAAACCACCGAAATTTGTTAATGCTCCTAAAGGATTATTTTCAAGATTGCTTAAAGCAGGTCCAACCCCTGGTATAGTATTAATAGTATTAAGTGCACCAGCAAGACTAGCATTACCACTTAAAAGAGAATTAACATTTGGTACACGACCGGCTAAATTTTGAATTACACCAGCATTACCAGCATTAAAAATAGATTGAGACAAATTATGTTGATTTATAAATGTATTGTCCATTTTAATTATTTATTAGTAATCCAGTTGAACCATTATTTGTTGGCTGACATCCGTTTGAAAGCTTAAGTTGTTTTGCAACAGGATCCACATTATTGTTGGTATTAGTATTTGTTGTAGAAGCTTGTGTACGCTTAAACGCTAAAACACTATTTTGCTTAGCAGGATTATGAGAATTTGTAATAAGAGATTTAGTTAAAAGATCTGCATCAATATTAGTCCCTTCAACATGATAGGTTATTGACATAGGTGTAATAAGTTGTTTATTACTGTAAGGATTTTGTGCTTTATTTTGTAAAGCTTCTAAAGGAGCTACAGGAGCTGATGCTCCGGGTCCAAGACTATTAAAAAATTGACTATTAAGTGTTACAGCTTGATCAGGTGTTAATGGTTGATTAGCTGCACCTGTAGAAAATACATTACCCTCTCCATTTGGACCTGCTAATGAAGCAACACCATTAGTAATATTTGGTACACCACCAGGCGGAGGTGTGTAAGCAGCCTGAGATCCAGTTGGTAAACTACCGCACTGTTTTGCAATAGCAGCTTGACCAGTAGCTGTTGGTGTAATAATAGATACACCTTGAAGATCACCTCTATTTAAAAATTTATCCGGTGAATCATTTACATTATCACTAGCCCATTGAGGTTGACCCGTAGTTGGGTCATTACCCATAAAAGTCATTGCATGACCGTTGGCTCCATATTGAAATGTTACAACAGTTCCAGGCGGTACATTAGCAAGGTCTGCTGAAGTAACTCCACCTGCAGGATAATCTTGATTAGCATTATATAAAGGTTTACCATCATCTGTTGTAGCGTTTTGATACTTTGATCTAGATGCCCAAGCGTTAGCAGCAACAGTATCAAATAACGCAGGGTTATTTGTCATTGAGGCCGCTACTGCACTAGCACCTCTTGCACACATATGGTTATATGTATCAGCATACGCTACTGGGCGACCAGCGGTCTGAGAGATTGAATACGCATTATTTAGAATTGCTACAGATGATGGGCTTGTTGTACTCATATATTATCCAACTTTGCTAGTTTTATAGTTTTGATACGCCTGTGCAACAGTTGCAGGATTACCAGTCGGTAGTCTTGTACCTACTGGCTTAAATGAAGTTTGTGTATCAGATGGAACATCTACTGCATCACGACCTGCAGGTACACTTGCTCCTGGTGTATTAGCTAAAGCACCTGTACCCATCTCACCCCATCCATTTCTTGATGGTCCCATATCACCAACCATAGCGGTATATGTACATGTACCTTGACTATTAGTAGTTGTCACTTCAATAAGATCTCCAGGCTTAGCACCTGAACCGAGAGGTGCAACAATTAATGGAGGGGTAGTTGAATCCATTGGTAAACCTGATGAAGTTTGCCTTTGATATGAAGTATCTCCTGCAGGGGGATTTGCTGTACCATCATTATCTCTTCTTAAAGCACCACTTACTGTAATAGAACCATCAGGATTTACAGTTTGTGTTGAACCTCTAGCACCACCAATATTTGTACTACCAGCTCCACCCGGTTGATAGGCTGCTGCGCTACCTCCAGCACCTGCACCACCATAACTAGCACCATAATTTACACCCTGTTGCTCACCATATGATTGAACAATAGCATCATCAGAAATTGATTTAATCTCTGCTTCAGAGGCAAGAGCTCTTTCTGCTGAAGCAACAACAATAAAGTCCTTATCTTGCGGTGTAACTGGAAAGATATCTCTTAAGTTAACACCAACTTTATTACCAATTGTACAGAGATATTGAATCCATAAAAATACTTTAGGTACTTTAAATACATTAGAAAGAGAGCCTACCAATTGTGGTACAGCGGCATTAAGTTGAGCGAATGTTGGTAAGTCATTAATAAGATTAAGACCATGAGCAACCGTAGCATCAGATGCCATATTAGAAGCTACAGCAGGTTGTGTATAAGCAACATTAATTAAATTACGTCTCATTAACGCTGTACAATTTAAGCTTAAATTATAGGCAATATTTCTAGTATTATTACTAATTTTATTATCTGTAGATGCAGAATATGGAATTGGTACACCGTAATAGTTTTGTGTAACATCAAAAATTGGTAATGTTGAATCCAATTGTAAGTATTTTGAATTAGCAAGTGAACCAATACTATCACTAAAGTTATCAAAATACGATTGATTGGGTAACCCTGCTTCAGCTAAAGTACCGCCACCTAATGCACTACCTATATTTAAACCTAACTTGCTAGCGTACATTGAAAGCTGAGACTTCAATCCCCCTAAAAAGCCATTAGTAATATCTTTAGAGACAGCAGGATTTAAATGTGGTAATATTTTTTCACCGAATGTTGATCCTTGATTATTAAGAGATATAATTTCTTTATTACTATAGAGAAATTTTTGAGCCCAATAGGCAATAGTATCAAATGAACATCCAGTATTAGCAAACGTAACTGTTTGTATATTATTATAAAGAGTATTTAAAGCAGTAACAACATCACCTTGTCTAAAAGAATCTCTGTACGCCATGGCTGTACGTACTTCAATATCAGTTACATTGACTTCACCCTGTGGTTGTAATACGGTTTGAAAATAATTTGTACCGGTAGATAATAATTCGTAAGTAGTAGCAATATTAACATCCGCTAAACCAGGTGCAATCGTAATAAAGTTTTGTGCTCCTTTATTAGATCCTTGTGGTATTTTTTGTGCTAATGTACTTAAATTTGCCATTGTTATAAAATAGTTGAAAGTGTACCGTCTTGATTAGTATTTAACTGTTTAAGATTATTATATGTTTTAATACAATGTAAATCATTATAATAAGTACCGCCTTCAAATACATGAGCTACACTCACAATAAGATATATACCTAATAATTTATCATCAAATCGATTTTCTTGCATAGCACCATCTCGATCAATACCTATAAAATGTCCTGATTGTCTGTGAGTTGAGCCTTTAAGTCTAAACGAAATAATATTGTTTGTAAGTGTACTTGCAAAAAGAAATTTATTGCGCCCGTAAGCTAAACGAGTATTTGCATCATTATCATCAACACTAAATTTATTATTAATATTAATATTTGTGTTACGTATAATACCAGGAGCAAAATTTGAATATGGTTTATTAGTATCACCACCAGCAAGCATATTATTTACGTAGTTTTTTGTATATGTTTGCATTGATTGTTCTAAGGAATTTCTAAATGCATCAATATTAAATTGCTTGCCGTTATATTCATAACTATGTACAAAATTAGAAACAAGTTCCTTTTGTGAAATTATACCTGACATATTATCAAATGAATAAGTTTTAATTGTACCTATATTTGAAAAATACGGTCCGTTAGATGGAGTAAAGATACTATGAGCAAAATCTTGAGCGTTATCCTGATCTAAGTTACCTATTCTTAATGTTTCAAGATATAAATTTCCAGATTTTGTAGTTCCTGGTATAAGAGCTTGATCAAAATATTGCTTTAAGCTTTTTAAAGAAAAAGCTCGCGGAAATCTTTCAAGTTGAAGAAAACATTGATCATAATTACTATTTGCGTTTGATACATGACGAGTCATGAGATACATTAAACTATCCCATGCCTTATAGGATGGTGGTGCTGAAAAGAAAATATTACTACCTCCTAGATCCCAATTTACGTTAGTATAGTTTGCTGCATCTACACTTGTTATAGTTGCAGGTGTTATGGGATCTATGGATTTATATGTATAACTCTTACCATCATTATATGAGATGACTACAGGATAATTATCAGACTTTGGAAACGTCTCACCCAATAATGCTTGAATAGCAAACCCTGTTGGTATTGCTCTTTCTGTATCATCTAAATTTGCTATAGATTTGTTATTAACATACTTTGATGTTGAAAAAGGAACATTTTTTTCTCTTAATAATTCATCATATAAATCTTTTAAATAAAATTTCTTATACTTGCTATTAGGTTTTGTTCCTTGTACTTCTTCAGTATTAATAATAGCAAAATCAAACGCCATACGAAAAGCGCTTTGTACTTCTTCATTACCTAAGCTTTGTGGATTGTTTGGATCAAGAATAGGCATTATATCTACATGCAAAATATCTCGTGATTCACCTTTAAGAAGAAACGATACAGGTGGTTTTGTTTGAGTTGTGTTATAATAACTAGGACTACTAGGATCATTAGTAACTGTAGCAGCACGTTCCAAAAAGTCCATTGTATTGTCAACTATAATTACACCACTATGAAACGGATTTTCTAAATTATCCTCAATAGTAAACGATTGAATTGCTGTAGGTTTAATATATTGTACTGCCTCACCATCTAAACTAATAAGAGATAATTGAAAATAATAATTTGTTTGATTAATACTAAAAATAAACTTATCATCAACTGCAGCTGCTTGGGTAGTACTTGCACTCATAAATTATGTATTTAACGCATTTTTTATTTCCTGCAAAATTGATGGTATAAATTCAGGCTTTATAATTTTTAAAACCATACCACTAGTTGCACCTTTAATAGGATTATAAATTTTATTAACAAGCATTATTAACCACCATAATTCTATATTACCGTATGCATTAAAGCTTATTGTTGTCCAAGGCAAGTTTTCTTGTATATGCATAAAGAAAACTGTACTATCATCTATATCATCAGGAAGATAAATTGACTGTAAAATATTATAATAGTATTGATTTTGATCGGTTGTATATAACTTAAAGATATTTTCGTATCGGTAAGAATTAAGCGGGGTAAGCTGTGATATTGAATTTTGATACGAGCCAGTATCCATATTGTAATTATTTACGCCTGTAATAGCGTATTAACATCTACTGAGCACCAGGACCGCGACTACCAAATCCAGAGCCTGGATTAATTATAGGTGATGTAACAGTAAGTCCGGCACGAGGGCTTGGAACATTACCAGTATCGGTACCTGTTTGAATTATATTTTGTGAAGAAATCATATGAGACATAAAATTTCTTGTATTAGCATTCATACTCTGTAGTGTAATTGATATTTTATACGCATCCGGTATAATTGTTGTAATATTAGTTGTACCTTGAGAGTTACTAACGGAAGTTTGAGCACTATTAACCGAACTATTTAAAGAAGGTATAGCCATTGTCATTTCACGTCTTGAGCCTACAAATTCCACATTAAGATTACTAATATAACAGTATGGAAAGAATTTTGTTCCAGGTATAGATACTTCATATATAACAGGTTGATCGACAGTATTAAAACCTGTCTTGCCTGGTCTATTTTGATACACAAGTAAGTAAATAAATTGCCAATTTCTTACAACATCATCATATGTTGCAGATCCGGTATTAATGAGAGGAAATTCTACTGTAACTGATTCACCATCTGTTGGGTAATCATAGAATTTTGTTTTTTCAATAAATGTGTATTCTGTTGGTGAACCGACTTGTGAAACATCTTCTGCAATACCTTCCAATACACCTAACCCTTCTTTAGCAAAACTACCTATAAGACCCTTACCCTGGCCACCGCCTTCACTAAAAGCATTATCCTGCTTAGTATGGTTATTGTCAAAATATGGTAATGTATAAACCCATTTTGTGTTTTCGGTTATATACAAATTTCTATATGGTTGTAAGTATGGACTTGCTTTTGTAGTAGGGTTGTCATCACTACCTAATAAGGCTCCTGCAGCTCCCGGGCTATTAGCATACTGTTGAAGTAACTTTGATAAATTAGTAGCACCAGCATCTTGTACTAATTTAGCACCACCATTTTCAAGGGCACCTAATGTATATTGTAATTGTGCAATAAGAGAGTTTGTCTTTAATCTCTTTTCTGTTAATCTAATTCTTGGTACTTCAGCACGACCTGCATCACCAAGTGGTGAGTATGTCCAGTAAAAATCACGTACAACATTTATTTCTGTAAATTTAGAATTACCGTTTTTACCGGTCGGTGTTAAGACCGGCATAGGAGTTATAGCATTTTGAGAAGGAGTTACTCCAGATGGGTTATTACCTTGTGGGTTAGCAGTATTAGAAGTAGTGCTAGGTGAGGTAGGTGTAAAAGCCCAAAGAAAGTTTGGCATACTATTATTTATCTATTAATTGAATCAAAACGTCTACTAGAGTTACTCGTTGCTGGAGTCAAGAATGCTGTAGGATTATTATTAACATTCATTACATTTACGTTATTAGAACTACTCTTCATTGCAGCCATACCTTCAGCCATTTGTTTATTAATTTTAACAAGACTGGCTATCATTTTATTTTGTTCTTGGATAGAACCATGTACATCACCTAAATTTGTATCATTTTCACTTGGTGCAGCTGCTGCAGATTGAGTGCTTGGTACTTCTGGTGTTACAGGTTGAATATTATTTGTGGGTGCTTCAGGTGTGCTTGGCTGTACATTACCTGCGGAGGTATTATCCGTAGGCGTTTCAGGAGTAGCTGCATTAGCTGTAGTATTACCAGTTGATTTAGAAGGTGCAGGTGTTGAGGACGTAGAAGGTGCAGGTTGAGTATCATCTTTTGTATCACCATAACCACTGATACCTAACATATCAGCAACTCTTGATCTTATACTAACTCCAAGAATAGACTCTGGAAGCATATTTAAAATTGCCTTTATTAATGCACCGCCAGTTGCTTTAAGTACACTGGAGAATGTTATAGGTTTACCTGAAGCAGATAAATCACTTATTGCTGTTTTTTCTTGATTGAAGAGTTCAACTAAAAATGATACACCAGGTATTAATGTGGCAATATCCATAAAAGCTTCTCCATATTTACCCTCACCAATATGAGTTCCCATATCTGTTAAATGTTGAATAAGAGGTATCTTCATAAAAGATTCCTTTACCCATTTCCAGGCATTACTCATCCAATCTTTATTAGCAGCACCTGCTTTCTCAGATCCACCTGTTTTAGAATCTCTATAAGCACTAAAGACATCAATTGCAATTGAAAGAGCCGTACCAACAACAGGAATAGCTGTGGCAGCTGCTGACGCAAGATCTAATAGTCCGCCAATAAAATCACCCTTAGCTATACGAGAGATAGCAAAACCAATACCTATAAGTGAACCAATAATTGGTATTTTTTTAATACCTTTTAATAAAAACCCACCTGCCATTCCAGCAAGTCTTCCTAATATTCCCTTACCACCCGCCTTAGCTGCAGTCCCTGCAGCTGCTTTAGTAACACCACCAAAAATACCTTTAAATGAATTAAAAATTTTACCAAAAAGCTTTCCAGGTAATTCAAGAAGACTCTTACCTAATGATTTTGCCTTCATGCCTAATAATTTACCGACAGCTTCAACTTTTTTTGGATCAAAAAACATTTTAGCAAAATTCTTAACTGTAGTTACAAATTTTACAGCACCTTTTTTAATTAAAGAAAGACCAACAGCTAGACCGCCACGTCCAAGAAGTTTTTTTAATCCTTTAAAGGGACCTGAATCCATTAAGCCGTTAAACAGTAATGCTACACTTCCAATAGCTGCACCTGCTCCAAGAAACATAGTACCTAATGCACCGAGAACGGGTCCAAGAAGCTTAGCAGCCATTGGAAATATTTCTTTAAGTAGACTATCCTTATCATCTTTTTTATTCTTCTTATCTTTTTTGTCTTTAACAGATCCAGTAATTATTTCAAGATACGGTTTCCATCTATCAAAAGCTTTTATATTCTCTGTTTCTAAAATATCCTCAAGTGTTACTTTTGTCTTTGGAGGTAGATCAATATTAACTTCTTCACGAGCAAACGGTGTTTTTGTTTCAATTTTTTTATTAACAGTTTCTTCTTTTTTTGGTTTAATTTTTTCAATAACACTGGTTATTAAACTTTGCTTAGGTTTTGGTTTATCTGCTTCTTCTACTTTACGGTCACTTTTAACAGGTGTTATTTTTTTAAAAACGCTGTCACTTAAGCTACTCTTTATGGTAGCTGCAATATTAGAAATAGGGTTCTTTGATGTCTTTTTATCATCAGTATCTTTCTTATTTTCAGTTTCCTTATTACCCTTATTATCGGCTTTTCTTTTATCTTGATTTGACTTACTCTCAGGACCAATTTGATCTACAAGACTATTGGTCTTAGGATTTGATTGAAGAGGAACTTCACCACTAATAATTCCTAAAATTCTATCAAGAATCTTTGTTTGATTCATTGATACGGCATCAAAATTACCAAATGCTGCCTTTAGATCTGCAATAGAGATAGTACCTTCCATTGAAGATATTTAATCTCTAATGTTAAATCGCGAAAAAGCTACCGTCTATTTCAATATTTGAATCGCCGACTTTAGTATACTGATTCTCAAAATCGCGGTATTTCTTAATAAATTCAAGAATTTGATTTGTAAGTGTTGTTGGAAATTTTTCAGCTATTGATAATTTACTATCAATCTTTAATGTCGTAAAATCAACTGTACTTGTTTCCCCTTCTGTTTTAAAAGTTACAGATCTAATATACTTTAGAACTTCATGAATAAAAAGTTCACTAACAACTGTTTTTACATCTTCTGTCTTTGCAGCTTTAAACTTCGTTAATACAGCATTACTAATTTCTTTATCTACATTTAAACGAGGAACTTCAAGCTCAACTGTTAAATTTTGAAACTCTATACTACCGTTAATTACGGTCGGATCTATAGCTACTTTTGGAATCAAAGCTACAACATCAGTAAGGTCATATACATCGTCACCTAAGGTATACTTTGTATCTAAGCTAGCTGTCCTTAATGCCAAGGCAATTGCAATACGATCAAAAATATACAATTGATTTACATTTAATGTTTCAAGAATATTTTCCTGAATGATATTATAAAAACTTGTAATAAACGTAAGTTTTGTAAGGGTTTCTTCAATAGAGGACTTTAAGAGTTCTTTTTGTTGACGGAGATTTAATGCTTTAAATTTAACTGTACGCTGTAAGGAAGGGACAAAAATATCAATACCAGATTGTTTGTTAAGATCATCTAATTGCTTAAGAATATCAGGAACTGTATTAGTCATATGCTATATAAATTTATGTAGAAATTCCTGTTATGCCACTATCTTTGCGCTGAATTTCCTATATTCGGCGTATTACTAGCATTGTTAGATTGTTTTTCAGCTTTTTCTTGTTCAGCCTGTTCCTCCTTAAACAGATTAATATAAACATCAATTTCAACCGGGGTAAGTTTTGTCATATGCTCATAAGTCATACGAAATTGTTTCATCAAGAAGTACTCAATTTTATAAAAGTACATTAAATCCCTATTAAAGCAGAGTTTTAAAAATTCAATAACTGAGTTATTAAACACATTTGCTGTTATTATTGTATCACTACCCTCATCGGATGAATACGGTGATTTTACGTTTATTAATTCAAGCTTATTCAGGTAGTCAAATATTCTATTAGCATGTGTCTGAATGTCGTTTAAAACAACGGCAGGTAGTTTGTTTATCATTTCGGCTGTAATGCCGTAAAAAGGATCTCCATTAAGGGATATACAGTTTACAACAGTCTCTGAAGCATCTATAATATCACGATTAATATATAAGGATGTTGGTAGACCGTATGTTATATTTAATTTCTTTTCATATGAAACGGTTATATCTTCTGGATGCTCAGCTTTTAGTACAGTTAATATATCATCAATATTCATTATACCGTTAAATTGCTGTTTTGTTATAGGACAATTTATTAGTAACTCTAAAGTAGGTGAGATACAGACTGCTCGTATAGTTAATAAGATATAAAGCTTATCTATTATAGTAATATTACTAATATCTTCGGTACAATGTTTAGTTAGTATATCATTGAACGCTGTTAAAATAATATCGTTATTGGTATTAGCAATATTTTTTACTAATTCCTTCAGTTCAACAAAAGATAATTCTGTTAAATATACCGTTCTTTTAGAAATAGGTAAATTTACAGAATATAAAAACGTTGACATACTATTATAGTACAATATAATGTACTAAATGCAAGATTACAATCTGTGAGGTGTAAAGGGTCTCGCTGTACTTAAAAGATTAGCTATATCGTTTAAATTAACAGGTGTTCCAACAGTATAGTTTGAATAAGTCCAGAGGGTGCGATAGGTTTGTAATTTTTCAGTTTCGTAATCTAATGTCTGTTCAGATACATTATAAGGAACACAGTTATGAAATACCCATGATTTTCTGGGTAACATTGAAATACCAGCGTTTGATCTAGTATATTCCAATACCCTCATTGTAACTTTTATATTTTTAGGATCAACACCACCAGGTATATCACCAGGACGTGCTACCATACCAAAATGAGCACCTAAAATTACCCATGGTCTAATAACAAAGTCAATAAATGATGTTGTTGTTTCCTTGAATGATATGTTTAATGACGGTGCTTCCGCTGTTCTATTACCTCCTAATACACCTGGTAAAAACCCACGATTATTAGCAACCGAAGCGCTCTCTACACTAAATTGTTCAGGTGGTAAAGTAACTTCATGAGCGAACCAACATCCCACTAATTGCTGATTATCGTAATTAGTAAGTATGTTTTTAGCTGCATCAATATCAAAACCATTCTTATCACCATCAGTACGCTCTAAACCTTGTAAAACTTGAGTAGAAAGACTTGCTGGAAACCTATCAATAAGTACAACCCATTGAGTTGACATTGGAATAGCTGTATTCCATACCGTGGTAATTTGATTTAAAAATACATCACGCGGAAATACACCACCAGCTGATGAATAACCAGCACCAGCATTTGGTCCAATAAAACTCTGTGTCACTAAAGCGGCTGCTGGAGCAGCCGCTGCTATACCTGCTATGGCAGAATTAAGCGGATTATTAATACTCACCTAATTATTTAGGCTTGTAAGATATTAGAGGTGACTTTGACCTGGAGCTATTGCGAGTGGTACACCGATCTGACTACCTGCTACTTGACCACCAAGAGGTGAGGTACGTACAAAGTAGTGGTAAGCAAGAGTAACAGTAAATTCTACTGTCTGTCCTGTACCGGCTGCCATTGTATACGCAATGGGTCCAACGTTACGTGGTGTTACACCGTAAAGAACGTATGTAGCAACAACATTATTTTGATTATCAAGCTGAGCAAGAGTAATAGTAGCGTTCTTACTAGGTGTATTATATTGACCTGTACTTGACTGATCATCAAATACCCAGCGTGACCAATCCTCAAACAATTGACGAATGCCAGAAGCTTGATCGGCGTAGAATGTAATAGAATAACCTGTACCATCTGGGTAGATAGCATTACCAGGAAGGTTGAAATTTAATCCCATGTATGGAACTGAAACGTTAGTAATTTCACGAGCCGGTAAAGCTGCTGACTTTGCATACACTAATAATCCACCGTCGGACATTGTATAAGCTGCGGCACCATCACTGGTTATTTCGAGAATACGGAAGTTAAAGTCACGCGAAAAATTAAAGTTTGTCGCCTGCTGGTAAAACCCTTGGATTGTTTGTGCTGTTTGTGACATAAGGTGTAATTATTTATTCGTTAGTTGTTCTTTTTAGGCTACGATCTCATTGAAGTTAGCACTCGTCTGAGTTGCGTAGAAGTTAACTAAGATGAACTCTGCTGTTCTGACCGGCTTGAGGTAGATATCAACAATTAACTCATTTTGATCAATAACTGATGGTGTATTATTACGCTCATCGCAAACAATCAAGTAATCATACAACCCTTGTGTATTCTTTGCATAATCAAAGATAGGAGTGATTGTATTTACAAGGCGTGTGCGTGTGAAGAGCGTATTTGGCTCAAATACGAAGAACTGAGCAACATTATTTGTCTGTACTTCAAGAGTCAAGAACAATCTACGAACGTTAATACGATCGAAAGCACTTGGTTGCTTTAATGATGTCTTTTGACCGTAGATTACATATCCTTCATTAGGGAATGAAGCTACAGGATTAAGACTGATTGTATAAAGCTGATCGCGTTCCTTTTGCTTTGGACTATAACCGATGTCAAGAACACCTGTTAAAACACCGCGTGTAAATCCTGCTGGAGCAAACCAAGGCTGGAAGTTACTATCTGTCTTAGCCATTGCCGAAGCAGCAAAGCCTGAGAATGGAACCCAAACTGGTTGTTGTGAAGCATTGTCATAAACCTGTACAACATTTGCATAAACTGCTGTATAGCTGTTGTTGAATGAAGCAAACTGGTTGCGTAATGGCCAGTAGAGGTTAAGTGCAAAGTTATTATTAGGATTAGCTAATGTCTTGACACCAGGTGCTTGACCTGTTACGAAGATATTTGTAAGAGGATCAGCGATGAAAAGGTGATCCTTACGAACATTAGCTGCAAAGTTAATAAAGTTCTGAGCTACAGAATTGTAGTTAGTTACAATAGGTGCTGGTGTTGTTGGATTTTGTGCCGTAAGATTAGCAACATCCGATCCAAGATATGGAATTGTATCATCAAAATAACCAGATGTTGTTGGATTGAATGAGTTAGCGAAGATTGTACCTAATCCAGCTTCAGTTACAATTGATAACGGCCAGATAGATGGATCCTCAAGATAACCTAACATGGTCTGTACCTTTGTAGGTACACTACCAATTGTCTTAACTGAAAGATCTTGAGCTGAATAATCACCTAATGGATAAAGAGCATCTGTTGATCCAAATACACTTAAAACACTTCCGTATTGAGCTGATGTAGCGCCTGTACGTGTATAGAATGTATCATTTGATGTTGTAATGAGACCTGAAAGTGCTCCAGAATATCCACCAGTACCAATTGTATCACTAGCTAAGGGGTACTGACGTGAGTTGTTTAATAAGCGAACATTCTTATTTGGGAAGCCTGAAAGATTGAGCCAACCTGATGAATATTGTTGTGAGATATATGGATTAATGAATACCTGAATATTCTTAGAGTTGTTTTCAACATTTCCAATAAAGAAAGATTTTGGAATACCACCTGTTGAATTATTTACTTGACGGTAATAATCAAATGAACCTGTATATCCTTCAGATAGAATATAATCAAGGGAAATTGTATTTGGTGAAAATACTGATTGACGAAGTTTAAATAAACCAAGAGTAATAGTGTCGTTAAAGTTGGATGGTGATATATCAAAAGTTGGAATTGTTTCCATTACTTGTGAAACACTACCATTTGTACCATAACCGACTGCGGCAGATAATGGAAAGTTAAGTCTCTGTGAAGGAACAGTTGTAAAATTACCAGGTGTTACAGCTGACGCGTATGAATTAATAGTAAGAACATTATTGATGTCATTAAACGGTGTAGAAGGATAAAGGTTTGAATTATCCATTAAACCAATATAGTTACCTTCAAAACGTGTATTAATGGCATTTTGAGATTGATTAAGAATAATAAGACCAGCAGTACCAAATGCTGAGAGAACAGCAGGACTAAAAGTTGTTGTTGGTGGTTGTACTAATACTGAACTTAATGAAGGATTAGCTGATAAACCAACGTTACCACTATTAGAAACAACATATGAAGTACTTGGATCACTAGCACTAGCAGACCATGTAAATGCAGTACCATTTTGAATAGCAAGGAATTGCTGTTGAGTTAAACGAACGTGTGTTGGTGCACCAAATAAATACGTACCGTTTGTAATACCGAGATTTACTGATGTAACAGGCACAGTAACTGATGTACCTGTAAGAGCTAAGAAAAAGTTAACGGCAGCTGCTGAAAGTGCTGAGTTACTTAAATTAGTTGTTTGTGCTGAAACGGTGTTCTGTAAAACATTAGGATATGCAGCATTATATGATGCTGAAAGACCTGGAACTATATAATTTGAGGAAAGACCAGCATTATAAGCTGAAAGATTAGCTAAAACACCTGTAGTACTAGTAATAATAGATACAACAGGATAAACAAGAGCACTATATTGACTTGAGTAATCAAGACCAGCTGCACTACCGTACGGGAGACGGTAAGCGACTACATTAGCTGGTGATTGAAATACTGCAGTAGCTGTCTGATAGAAGTAACGCTCGGCAGCATTTGTCGGTAAACCAAAAATTTGCTCCCATTCACTAAGAGAACTAACTGTAATAGGCTCTGATGAAGGGCCCTTGGCAGCGAAACCAGGGATTAAAATAGTTGTTGGAGGTATGCCAGGTGCTCTTAAAGAAAGATCTACTTCGCTAATCTGTACGCCCGGGCTTTGTAGTGTAAGTGCCATATAAAGTATTTATACTTTTTGGAAATTATTTTTTAAATTTTAGAGACCTTCTGCCCAATTTAATGGCGTAACAATTAGTTGTGAGTATTCAAATGTGAAACTCGATTCTAACTCCGTTGCGTCTCTATAATTGTACTCTATACCATTTAAATTTGTAGGAAAAGCATCCGTATATTTGAATTCCATAATACGTTTATTGTATTCATCTAATGCAAAAATAGATAAAATTGCTTTATATTCATTATCAGGTGCAACAGGAAAAGGTACCAAATTATCTTGATCATATATACCTGTTTTAGCATTATTAAGTAAATCTAACCATTTATAAATTACCCAGTAATTTGAAAATCTATTATCAACAGTAAAGTTAACTGTAAGTGGATCGTATGGCTCACGGCTATAACTGGTTTGTGCAAATGTTTGACCAGCGTATCTCACACTAGCACTAGGTACTTTTATACTTGGTACTACAGATCCGTGTACAGCAAACTGTAATAAATCAAGATTTATATTATCTGCCCCATCTAAAAAACGTGAATTTATACGCCTTAATGCAGTTGGTACATTTAAAACAAGTGTAAACTTATCTTTTCTTGATAAGTTAAACGGACTCTGAATATAATCTACATTATTTGCCATATATTATTGTAAAAAGTGCCAACCGTCTTGTCTACCTTGATTAAGAAATGACCAACCTTGTGATTCAAGATCAGCAATACCATTGTCTTTATCATCTTGGTCTCCTTGCATAATAATTGGTAATGGTGATATCATATCTTGATCTTTTTCGTTATTATAAGCAGATATTGGGTTTACAAAATATTTAATCCCGTAATCAAGCGCTTTAAGTTTAAGAGGACGTTTATTATCATCAAGTTCAAGAATTTCAAAATAACGTTCAGTTATTTCATTTTCTAAACTCATAAGAGCCCAAATTAAACTCATTACTCTATCATCCCAATTATCAGAACCAGGTTTAGCAGCCCATGTTCCATTAGGATATCTAACAAAATCACGTAATTCACCAAGAGTTTTTAAATCTTTTATACGAATTACATTGAGTTCATTGAGCCAATAACGCATATTAGTTACGCCTTTGTACTTTGTATTAGTATGTGCTACTATACCAATTTTATTAAAAACCTTATCTCCTGCTTTAACACCATATGATACTAAATTTTCATATCCAAGAGTATTTCTTAATTGATCTACTACTTGAGCTCCACAATTATTGCGCTCGACTAAGGCCGGAGGTTTACCCCAATGTTCTAAAATTTCATTTAATTTAGTCACAAAATTATAAGGACTAATATTACGATTATGATAGACAGCAACCTGTTCAATATTCTGTAAATTAGTAACATCTAATATCTGGATAACTGAAGCTGCCTCACCTAATCCCTCAGAAACGTCAACACCTGCAACATAGAGCTTATCTTTATTTGGTTCATCCCACAAAAGATAATGTCCTTCATCAAAAACAAACTTCGGTTCCTGACATTCTAATTTTAATTTATCAAAAAACTCTTCATCAACAGCACTCTCACCAGATTGAACAAACACATTACCATATTCTTGATCAAATGACTCTCTACTTCCTAACTGTTTAATAGTATCATTCTTCCACTTCTCATCTCTGCCGGGTACTTCCCACCAATCTACACGTTCTGGGTGCCATCTATTATGCTTTTCAGGATCTGTTTCAGTAGCCCCTTGATAGAGGTCATAAAATAGGTTATTAGTACCATTAGGCGTACTGGCTACAAAAATCTTTGATTTTTTAGATGATGAAATAATAGGATATACAGATTCCCAGAAAGCCTCTACCATATGATTATCAATAAACGCTAACTCATCTAAAATAAGACAATTACAACTATCACCACGACCGGCGTCTGAACTCGTTGTACTAATACCAATACTAGATCCATTGGCAAATACTACAGATGTCTTACCCCATTCCATTACACCTGGTTTTAAGTAATTAGGTAGTTTTTCATACGCCATTCTAATACGCTTAAGAATATTAATAGCCGTTTGCTCCTTGTTAGCAACAATAAGAAGACGTTGGTCATCTTGAAAGCATGTAACCCAGAGAGCGTAAATTGTCATCATGGTAGTTTTACCAATCTGACGAGAAGCTAGAGTTATAACAAATCGATGATCCCTTAAGCTTCTTAGAATACGTTTTTGAAAGTTATGTAATTGAATTTTTATTTTACCTTCATCGAGATTTGTAATATAAAAAAAGTTTTCAGCAAAGTATAGTATATTGCGCTTACATTTAACTAAATGTTCTACCCACTCTGGATTTGATTCATAATCAAACTGTGCATCCTGAGTCGGTAAATTTTCATTACCTAGGTAAAATTGTTGTTTTTGTTTTTTAGTAGCCATGGAGCATAAATACTTAGTAGATGAATAAATCCCGTATATTTAACGAAGTCGGTGACCTTTATGAGGCATCAATAATTAATGAAGGTAAGAGCCGTTTTCCAGTTCAAGCTCCAGGAATTGGAAAAGGTACCTTTGATTATCAAAAGAATAAAAAGGTAGTACCTGCCATATCAAAAGGCACTAAAGCTTATGTACAACAAGATTCAGGTCCTGATCATGAAGGTGCAAAAACATTGCTTCCTGTAAAGCATGAAACTGATCCTGTCGCAGCTGTTGATGAG